GCTACAGACTACTTGGTCAACAACGTTGTTTGAGTCTAAGAAAAAATAGTAATTCATGATTTAGTTAGCGGTAAATTCAATAACGCCTGTACCTGCAGTAATTTGTGAAACTCGAATTTGAGGCTGTCCAACAAGTCCTGCTGTAGAGATTGTCAGTCCACCACCAGGATTTGATATTGCAAATGCGTTTGAGTAATGTAGAATTAAAACACCATCTTTTCCAAGATCATACTGGCTGGAGCCTCCACCGCCTGGTCCGTCGTATCCAAAACTTTGACCCCCGCCGGAGCCACCACCGCCACCGCAGTAATAAATAGCAGTACCAGTAATATCAAGTTGAATCCCGTAACCAGAACTGCCGCTAGGGGTAGCGCCTGCAGCGCCACCGCCGCCACCGCCTCGACCTGCCCCTGGATAACCGGAGCACTGAGCCAAACCGGAAGCCCAAGCTTGACTGCAGTACCACGGATAAATAGGTGCTGAAACACCATCAGCGCCATCATTTCCTTGGTTTGCAGTTCCTGAACCTCCTGCACCTACATATGCAGTTGCACCATTAGCTAGCTTCGCTCCACCGCCTCCGCCGGACCCACCATCTTTAGCATCTACCCCCGCCGCAAAGCTATCAGGGTGTCCACCACCGCCGCCACCAATAGCAACTAGGCTAAAAGCACCGTTGGCGTCCGTCCCAGCTATTGATGTGTTACTGCCATTCGTTGCATAAGTAGTGGCATTTGCACCGATAGTTACGGTGTACGAAGTTAGTGTTAACAGCGGTAAACGGTTAACCGCTGTTGCTCCTCCCCAAGATTGAATCAGACCACCGGCACCACCCCCGCCAACATTTGTCGTTGGTCCAATGCTACCGCTATGCGCACCACGGGCTCCTCCACCAGCAGCCATTACGAAATGAACATCACCCATCGCTTCTCCTGCTACACCACCACCACCTAGACCAACTAACATTTGTTGCATCATGATTAATAGCTCCTTAAGTTAATTGTGAGCCAGAAATAGCAAACTCATTACCAGCAGTACAAACAATTGTGACTAATCCTTTTGCTCCTATTGTTCTATTTCCAGTTGCTGCATCAGCCGTATTATATAATGTAACCGCTGATGCGTTAATAGTCATACTACCAGTACTGATATTAAAGATTGAAATCATATCACCAGCAACAAATACACCACTAGGGATAGTTAAAGTATTATTACTGGTCATTTTTATAAGTTTACCTACGTCACTAGCGGCAAGTGTAAAACCTGAAATGCTTTGCCGATATCCAAGTCTTCTCAGTGGACCGATTGAGTCGCTGATTGTTCCAGTAAATATGGCATCGCCTGAGCTGTCGATTTGTAGACGCTCCGTAGGGCTTGACGCACCATTGGCAGTAGTGGAGAACACTAGGCGTGTTGGGTGGCTAGATCCTGATGTCCAGGTTCCACCATCGCGTTGAGCATCAATAGCTGCTGCAGATTGATGATTGTTGTCTGTAAATTCAAGAGATCCAATTCTATAATTATTACCGGGTGAATTATTTCCGCGAGCTAATTTAATTACTCCATAACTGGTACTAGCACCACTGTTTGCTTGAAAAACAGCAGTGGAAGACTGAGCACTACTAGACGTACCAACCAACAGCCTGCCCGAGCTGTCGATTCGCATTCGCTCGCTGCCATCAATCCCTACGAGAAAATAGCTTGCATTAGGACCAACATTGTTCGGGTCTACAAGTAACTGTGTTCCACCGCCGTTATGCAGAATCCTAAACTTGTCGTTTGTTGTATCAGAATCAACGATTGCAAAGTCAGGAAAACTTCCCTTAATTTCTAAATTGTGTCCGGGCGTGGTGCTGCCAATCCCAACATTGCCATTTGGCAAGAGAGTTAACAAGCTAGTGCCAGTATTAAGATCGGAACCTTTGCCAATTTGCACTCCACCATCTACAACGTCTGAAATATTAGCGGCTAAATAATACGGATTGCTGCCATTAGCACTTTGTAGTTTGAAATTCGGAGTATTGCTTCTTATTAAAATATCACCGCGAACGTCTAACTTCTCAAGAGGAGTGCTCGTTCCAATCCCAACTTTGCCCGAGTTTTCGATTCGCATGCGCTCGGAACCGATTGCTGTCTTAAACGTTAAAAAGCCTCCTGTTTGGTGAGTTCCTACTTGCAGCTCATTTGTACTCTGTTGCCAGCGAATAATAGACCCGATGTTATCAGTTGGGCTGCCAAAAATAATATTTGCTTGCTTGTTGTCAGCGGCAAGGATGCTTATACCAGTATTGTTATTATTTTCAATGATTAAATCGTCTGCGTTTGCCCAAGCAGTGACAGTACCTGCAGATGCTGTATGAACATGAAGCGTTCCGTCAGAAGTACTCGTACCTATGCCGACTCGACCCGAGCTGTCAACAGTGATGCGCTGCGCTCCAGCCGTTGCAATCGCTAACGAATCCGCTCCAGGTTGAAACAACCCACTATTTACATCACCATTAAATACCAGCGCAGGCGCGCCCGCTGTTCCTGCTGTCAGGTTTAACCCCTGATTAAATGTCCAACAATCAGTGCTATCAACCCACGTAAGAGTTTTATCAGTAGCGCCTTTTAGCGTAATTCCACCGCCGTCAGCCGTTACATCAGTAGGAGTAGAAACCTTCCCTATTTCAATATTCTTGTCTTCAACAACCAACGTAGTCGAATCAATTGTTGTTGTTGTGCCGTTGACAGTTAGATCGTTTGTAACCGTGAGGTTGTTAGCAATCGTGATGTCATTAGCCAGTTTGGCACCAGTTACCGCATCATCTGCAAGCTTGGCAGTTGTAACCGCCCCATCAGCCAGTCCAGCGGTTCCAATTGTTCCTGAGGCTGCACTTGTTATCCGACCCTGAGCGTCAACTGTGATGTCTGCTGTTGTGTAAGAACCTGCAGAAACACTTGTATTAGCAATTTTTGCCGCAGTTACAGCATCATCTGCAATCTTTGCTGCAGTTATAGCATTGTCTGCAATATTTACAGTAGTTATCGGGTACGCATTAATCTGACTCCAAGGCGTATAAGCCAGCGCAGCCCACACAGCAGAGCCGTTTCCTACTTTCCATTTGCCAGTATCCGTTTCATATCCAAGCTCACCATTGAGCAACGTTGGGTTAGCAGACGACCAATTTGATGCCGTATCACGGCGTTGCTGCATTAATGAATTGATTGTGATGCTCATGAGTCGCCCCCGTTAAAGATGTACTGCCTGGCCGGTGTGGCTGACGCTGTGAGTGCATCAACAATGTAAACGGCTGCTGAGCCGTCTGCACCCCCACCATCAAGGTTAAAATCACCCCGCTCAATTGAATGGCTTGTCAATTGAACTTCAACGGTGAATCTGTCATAAGAAACATCAGTAATACTTGGCGGGCTTGCGTACCTCCAAGCCGTATTGCCAATTACTTCTACTGGCGGTGTGCCGCTGTAATCACCCCACAACGCATTGGTTCCAAAGAAAAAGTCAAAAGTTCCTTTAGCCGCTAAATAATGCGCCGTAATAAGATTCATATTTGTTTCTGTTAAATGCGAAAACGTAAGCTGCAAATTTTGATTTACAAGCCTGCTACCCCTTCTGAAATTTGTTGTCGCGCCACTTAACGCTATTTGCCGAGCAACAGGAACATCTCCAACGGAGTAAACCCGGACACTTGGCGACAGCGAAGGGAAGAAATCCATTTTTAAGCTAAAACGCTTAGCAGAGCCACTTCTATATTAAACCGACCTGTGACGCCACTTTGTTCAATAGAAAATGCGCCTGCGTATTGCCATTGGTAATTTGATGCAGCTACAGGCACGGCTGAATAACCTGACCAAACCAAGCTAGGCAAATCAAAAGCAATTAACGATCCTTGCTGACCAACATAATGATCAGTGATTAGATTGGCTTGGGTTTCAACCAATGCAATATAACCTAAAATTAAAGAATGCTGTGCTCCTTTTGTTTCGTTAAACAGAAAGCGGACGTTAATTCCACTAGGGCCGCCATAAGTTGCTTGCGGAAAATTGCCAAGCGTTAGCTGTCTTGAGTTTGGTATTAACGCAGGAAAATCAGCCATCAAACAACCTCAAAAGTAGTGTTGACTATATCGTTACTAATCAAAGAAACGTTGCTTCCATTGACAGGAAAGTGCATTGCTAAAATGCTAGTTATACCATCGGAAGCATGTTCAACACCCGTGACTTGATAAGTCTCAATTTCTGTTCGATTGTCTCCTGTAGTGTTAATCCTTTGCCGTTGCACTTTGATAATTTGAGTTGGAATCAACGACGTAGTCAGCAAAGGAACATTGAAGCTTATTGTATGCGTTGAATGTTTTCGCCGTGATAGTTCGTATTTGGCGTAAATTTCTGCGTGCTCTTGGTTTGTACAAAAATCTGTCATGTCAAACTGCTCTGTTGGTGCATCATTGGCAGTCGTTGAGAACCGCACAGTTTTTGTACGTTGACCACCAATTTCTTGGGCAGACGATTCCCTGAATATTATTGAAACGATAAAGTCCCGCCTTTGTGCTTGGTCAAAGTAAACTTTTGAAAATGACCCTGGCAAAATATCAGCTTCGGTAAATGTCTTGACAGGTGTTAATGCAGAAACATTTATATTATTGCTTGACAAAGGCAACAACGGCTGCAAGCTGTAACGCCCATTTTTAGAAATAAACGAAAGAAGAAAAAATGGCGCTATGTCTGTTACATACTCAACGACGTTTACGGATTGATCAATTACACCATTAAAAAACGCTTTTATGTTTTCGCAAAATGTTGCCAGCGCCTGGAGGTTAGACGTGTCTATAGGCTGAGCAATTAATGCGTTGCTTGGGTTTGCTCTTTTAATCAAAGCAAACAAGTGCATTGCTAAATCAACAAATTGATTGCTTGGCCCGGTTGTTGAAAGCCCTTGACTATATAAAACAACATTGGCTCCATTTTTGTAAAAAACAGACAGTTGACGCGTGGTTTTCCTTGGGCTTCCACTTTGAAACGCGTCATATATTTCACCTTGAATCTCTAAAAAAGTAATATCAGAAAAAACTGTAAAGTCATAAGAAGAAGGGAAAGAAGTAGGGTCAGCTACTGGACTAACTCCTGTTTCTAATTCTTCGCCATAAAGTTCACCTGTGCTTGCAGGATTGCTAGAGTTTGTTTGCTTGTTTACAGTTCCTTCTGGGTATATTTCAACGCATGGCTCACTCGTGCCGTAAACATCTGTGAAAAAATTTGCATCAGGAGGAAAGTACGAACCTGCTGCCTTAAAGTCAAGCACGTATCCAACGGCCTGCCCTCCCACAAGTTGTTGATTAGAAAAACGAGAATTAAATAGGAACGTAAAACCAACACCGCCAGGGTAAACGCTATTTGCCCAAAAATTAGCAGTTCTATCAATCCCTGTTGCAACTTCAAAAATTTTTATTGCAGTGCCTGGAACTGTCCAAGTAGTGTTTGTCGTGTCACCAACCCCACGAACAATGAAACGCCCATTAAAGTATAAAATAGGGCGTGTAGGAGGATCCCTACGAATAAAGCCTTTTGGCGAATTAAACCTTTCTGTGTAATAAGCAGTATCAATATCGCAAAATATCTTACCGCTTGTTATTGGGCAGACATTTTTAGCCGCTGCCATTTGAGATTGACTTTTATAGTATTGAGCAATAGTTGGGATTGTAACATTTGGCAAAAACTTAAGTGAAACACTGCCTATGTATGCTTGCTGAACGCTTGGGAGTGTTGCAACATTCCCTTGGCTTATAGCGTAAAGAAAAACCCCGTTAAAATTATACGAAGCTTGTTTAAGCAAGTCTGGTTGGATCCAGGTGCCACCGTATCTAGTGCCGCTAATTAAAACGCGTTTGCAAAACAATAATGGGATAGTATCACCAGCTTGTGCAATTTCTTGCTGTGGCCCAACACTGTTTGCGTTAATCGAAGCAGCATTTTTTCTTTGCGCTGGCGAAGCATCTCGTTTAGCAGATGCACTGGCCGGGGCTATTTTTTGCTGCTCTTTTGCTTCACTGTTTTTCTTTTTTTTGGCCTGCTGTCGTATAACATTAGCGTAACGCCTTGACGACGCTCTTTGTATTCTATGGAGAGCTTTATTTGAAAAAACTGAACTCATCGTGTTCGCTCCTTATAAAAAATTAAATGCAAATTTAAAGGCTGATTAATTATCTCTGCACCGTGCGTTCTGACTCCTTCAATTGTTTTGCCATCTGCATTTCGGTAGATTAAATTTTCACCATCGTAAAAAATACACGCATTCTCAACCATCGAACCATCAGCGCATTCAACCGTACATAAATGAGCAAGCATTGTTTCTTCAGTCATACGTTGGTAGGAATCGCGTAATAAGACCGCATCAGCATCCCTGGGGTAACTTTCTTGGTTGGAACCTGTGCTTTCAGTGTATCAATGGCTGGGTTTACAGTCCAGCTAATTGCTTCATCAGAAACCTGAGCTGCAGCAATGCTGCCGATATAACGGCTGATTAACTGAGCACTGCTTGAATCAAAAGCAGCTTCGCCTGCATCTTGGATATACAAAGAAGCGACAATTAAATTATTTGCACCAATTGCAGTGTCTGTGATGTCAATCAACTCATTAGTTGCGGCCATTTCTACACTTAAATCGTTTAACTCAGATGCAAGCGTAGAGCCAAAGCCTTCAATATCAAAAGCTAAATATTTGTACTCTCCAGTTGCATCAGAATCAGCAGAAAGCAACTGGGTCTCAGGGTAGAAATTTTGCCATTGCTTCGTTGGCGTTCGGTTGCCTGAACCATCCAAAACTGACGTGCGATCAGCAAAATATTCAAGAAAGCACAGGATGTCATAAGTAGTTGCCATCAGTCGAAACCTACCCCTGCGCGAACAGTTCCATCACTCATCAAAAACTGCAGAGTTTGCTCAACACCGGCTTGCACAGCTTGGCTCATGTCTTGCATTGTTACATAGTTTTGACCACCCATTTGCGTCACAGGCCCTGTCTGGATGTTTACGCTTGCAGAGGATGGGGCAACGACACCACCATCAGCAAAACCAGGGATGGCACCAGTCCCGCGCTTGCCTGACAAGAAGTTAGCAGCAAAACCAGCCGCCTTGCTTTGCGGGATGATGTACTCAGGTTCACCGCCTTCGCCAATAAGCCCAAGTGTTGGGCCTTTAACCATGCCGCCTTTAGCAAAGGCTTTGAAACCTCCT